GACCCGAGCCGGGCTGGCAGCTGTAAATTTATCGTTGCAGACTTCTCGGCAATCGAGGCTCGCGTCATTGCGTGGCTTGCCGGGGAAACGTGGCGCAACGAAGTGTTTGCCACGCACGGCAGGATTTATGAAGCGTCAGCAGCGCAGATGTTCAAAGTGCCGATTGAGGAAGTCACCAAAGGCTCACCATTGCGGCAAAAAGGCAAAATATCAGAACTTGCCCTCGGTTACGGCGGTTCGGTCGGTGCGCTGAAAGCGATGGGCGCACTTGATATGGGCTTGACCGAAGACGAACTGGGACCGCTTGTGACGGCGTGGCGGTCGGCGAACCCAAACATCGTCAAGCTGTGGTGGGATGTGGACAAAGCGGCTGCCAAGGCGGTCAGGGATAATACAGTAGCCGGCACGCACGGTATAGAATTTTCTCGGCAGAGTGGTATGCTGTTCTGCTTGCTCCCAAGCGGGCGGCGGCTTGCCTATGTGAAACCCAAAATCGGCACAAACGACTTTGACGCGCCTTGCGTCACTTATGAAGGTATCGGCGGCACAAAGAAATGGGAACGGCTCAATTCATACGGTCCCAAGTTTGTGGAAAATATCGTGCAAGCCATCAGTCGCGACATCTTGTGCTACGCAATGCAGACATTTTCTTGCTGTGAGATTGTTATGCATATCCATGATGAAATCGTCATCGAAGCCGACAAGCGTATGTCGCTTGAAGTCGTATGCGAACAGATGCGCCGAACGCCGCCGTGGGCGAACGGCCTGTTGCTTCGCGCCGACGGCTACGAATGTTCTTTTTATAAAAAAGAGTAACAACCGTTACGCGACTTTCAAAATATTGTCTATTCCATAAATAAGGACGAGTAATCGTCCATTTGAAGCGAGGAGGAAATCAAATGTTCTATGTAAAAACGAAGTTGACCGACGAGGCAACAATCACCGCCGAACTCACGGACGAGAACGTATTCAACATTTGCCCCAAGTGCGGCAAAGAAGTGGCCGTCGATATTGCGAGCCTGTTCCGTGACGGAGAGGGCGACTTGTACAGCACGGCAGTATGTTGCTCGACGTGTTCCAAAGCAATCAACAATGGCAAATCCCACCCGACAACCAAACCGCCTATCACCTATGACGGGCTTGTGTGGATGACGGACGTGTTGGGCAAATCCGGTTACGGCGAATTGCTCTCAGACTTGTTTGACGAGTTTGAAATCGACACGATGGGCGACCTTGCGCCGGAAAATTATACGGCGTTCGGTAACGCCCTGCAAGCTATGGCGACGGGAAAAACGGAGGTGTGATGTGCTAATGAAAAATGCGGAGGGTTATTTTGACCCGACAGCGAGCATCGCGCTTGCAAATGTTGCAAAAGAGGAACGGAGCGGCTCGACCGCTTCCGTTTTTCGCGGCAGGATTTACATCTGCTCGCCATATAGGGCTAAGTTCAAACCCGAAATCAATGACAATGTGGCACGGGCGGTGCGTTACTGCCGCTTTGTAAAGGAACAAGGCTATTCTCCGCTTTGCCCGCACATCTATTTCACGCAATTCCTTGACGACAGTAACACCGCCGACCGTAAGCTCGGCTTGGCCTTGGGACTTGAATGGTTGAGGGCTTGCACGGAAGTGTGGGTATTCGGCGAGGACATCAGTAGCGGTATGTTCGCCGAAATTGACGAGGCTGCAAAACTAAAAACCCCTATACGCTACTTTAATGAAAAATGTGAGGAGGTGTTTTAATTGGATTATTCCGTTAAAATCTCGGTCTGCTCACGCAAGACCGACAAGAAGTATAAAAATCAAGAGCAGACGTGGAGCTATCTCAAAGACCGTAATCACAGTCCGCTCCGCACGACTGAAACCGCCGAGGAGTACCCGAAATTGTCAAAGGTTCAGCGGGATAACGCCAAAGACCACGGCGGGTTTGTCGGCGGTCACTTAAAAGGCGGCGTCCGCAAGAACGGCAACGTCCTCGGACGGCAGATAGGCTGTTTGGATGCAGACAGTATTCCCACAGACGTGGATTTCCCCTTGCTTGTGGAATTGGCGTTGTCAGATTGCAAGTATTTTCTTTACTCCACGCACAGCCACACGCCGCAAACGCCGAGATACAGGCTCGTTATTCTGTTCAGCCGCGAGGTCACCGAGGACGAATATCCCGCCGTTATGCGGCAGATTGCGAAATCAATCGGGCTTGATTATTTCGACGACACGACTTATCAAGCCAATCGAATGATGTACTGGGCGAGTTGCCCCTCAAACGGTGAATTTGTGTTTGTGGAGAATGAGGGATTGCCGCTCGCCCCTGACAAGGAACTGGCGAAATATAAAAATTGGCGTGACGTGACCGAGTGGCCGACTTCGAGTCGGCAGTCGGAAGTTATAAAACGTGATATAGCCAAGCAGCAAGACCCGCTCGGCAAGGACGGCGTTATAGGAGCGTTCTGCCGTGCTTATCCGATTGAAGACGCAATCGCTGTGTTTTTACCGGACGTATACGCGTCGTCGGCTGTCGATGGGCGGTACGATTATCTTCCAGCTGACAGCACTGCGGGCGTGGTGATTTATGACGGTAAGTGGGCGTATTCGCATCACGCCTCAGACCCCGCTTGCGGGAAACTCCTAAACGCCTTTGACCTTGTCCGTTCTCATAAGTTCAGCGATGTCGATGACAAAGCGAGTTTCAAAGCGATGAGCGAATTTGCCGTCAACAACGACAACGTAAAAACACAGCTTGCAGAGGAACGCCGCAGTCAGGCGGTAGCCGATTTTGCGGCAGACGATGTTGACTGGGAAAAGCTGCTCACGCTTAATAAAGACGGCACGGTTGAAGATACGCTCGACAATCTCGTGCTGATTTTCGAGTACGACAAGGATTTTATCGGCTTGGGTTACAACGAATTCAAGCACCGCTTGGAGTTTACAGAAAAGCCGCCGTGGGACAGCTTTGCCTACCCGTGCCTTATCGACAGCGACATCAGCGAAATCCGTGTGAGGATTAGCAAACGGTACTCGCTCTACTCTCCGTCCAAAACGCAGGACGCGATGAGCCGCGTCGCAGCAAGGCGGAGTTTCCACCCTGTGCGAAACTTCCTCGACGGCTTGCCACCGTGGGACAAAACGTCAAGGGTTGACACTTTGCTTGTCGACTATCTCGGCGCGGAGGACACGCCGTATACCCGAACGGTTACACGAAAAACAATGTGCGCGGGCGTCGCCCGAATTTATTGTCCGGGGATTAAGTTCGACCATATTCTCGTGATGGATGGAACGCAGGGCAAGGGCAAGTCCACGCTTTTCAACATTCTCGCAGGCGACGACTGGTATAACGACAGCCTGTCGCTGACGGATATGCAGGACAAAACCGCCGCCGAAAAAGTTCAGGGCAACTGGCTGATGGAGTTGTCAGAGATGGCGGGAATGAAAAAGGTTGACGTTGAAACGGTGAAGTCGTTTGCAAGCCGTGTTGATGATAAGTACCGCCCGTCATACGGACGAACGGTCGAAAACCACCCGCGCCAATGCGTCATTATCGGCACTACCAACAGCGATGGCGGGTTTCTGCGTGATGTCACGGGCAATCGGCGTTTCTGGCCTATAAAGGTCACAGGCGAAAGCAAAAAGCGACCGTGGGATTTAACGCAAGCCGAAGTCGACCAGATATGGGCTGAAGCAATTTACTACTACGAACAAGGCGAGGAGCTGTTCCTCACGGGCGAAATCGCCGCGACCGCCGCCGATGAACAGCGCGACGCTATGGAAACAGACGAGCGTGAGGGTATGGTGCGCGAGTACCTTAATCGCCTGTTGCCGGACGACTGGGAGAACCGCAATGTCTACAAACGCCGTGAGTTTATCAGCGAACCCGACGACCCGACACAGCCGAGAGGCACGATTGCCCGCACTGAGGTCTCCAACGCCGAGATTTGGTGTGAGTGCTTCGGCAAGGCTCTGTCCGAACTGAAACCCGCTGACAGCTATGCGTTAGCGGCTATTATGGTGAAGATTGACGGCTGGGAAAGAAACAAATCTAAACGGCGAATAGCTTTGTACGGCGAGCAACGGCTCTATTCAAGAACGGTTGTCGCAAGCGATAAAAGCGTGTAATTATCGGTATTTGCGAGGGTTTTGCGACAACTGCGACAACTTTTCTCTTATATTATAAATGGTATTAAAAAGGTAGAAAACAGCACCTGCACTCGCGCAATGCCCGCGTAGTAATTATAGAAAACAGTTGTCGCGTTGTCGCACTTGTCGCAGTTAGGAGAATGATATGCAAGAAAAATTAACGGAGCGCAAACTCGCAGAAGCTGTCAAGAGCGCGGGAGGTATGTGTCCCAAGTTCGTCAGTCCGGGACTTGACGGTATGCCCGACCGCATCGTACTTCTGCCGGACGGCAAAATCGGATTTGTTGAAGTCAAAGCGGCGGGCAAAGCGCCGAGGGCGTTGCAATTTAGGCGGCACGAGCAACTGCGGGCATTGGGACAAAAAGTGTTCTTGCTTGACCGAGCGGAGCAGATTGGGAGGATTATCGATGAAATACAAGCCACATAACTATCAGACATTCGCCACCGACTTCGTGAAGTCGCATCCGATAACCGCACTCGTGCTTGATATGGGACTCGGCAAAACGGCGATAACGCTGACGGCGATATACGACTTGCTTTTCGACAGCTTCGAGGTCAGCAATATTCTTGTGGTTGCCCCTCTCCGAGTCGCCCGCGATACTTGGGCGGACGAAATCCGCAAGTGGGAGCATCTGCACGGTCTGAGGTTCGAGATAGCGGTCGGCACGGAGCAGGAGCGGCGGGCGGCGTTAAACCGCAAAGCCGACATCCACGTCATTAACCGAGAAAACGCCGACTGGCTTGTGAACAAGAGCGGTATTCCGTGGCGTTGGGATATGCTTATAATCGACGAGCTGTCGAGTTTCAAATCGTGGCAAAGTCAGCGGTTCAAGGCGTTATGGAAAGTCCGACCGACAATAAGACGGGTAGTCGGCTTGACCGGAACGCCGAGCAGTAACGGCTTGATGGACTTATTCGCCGAATACAAGCTGCTTGACGGCGGTCAGCGGTTAGGCAGATACATTACCCGCTATCGTGAGAATTACTTCGTACCCGACAAGCAGAACGGTCAGCGGATATTCAGCTACAAACCCCGTAAAGGCTCGGAGGACGAAATCTACGCCAAAATCGCCGACATCACCATTTCGATGAAGTCCACCGACCACTTGCAAATGCCTAAATTACTGACGGTAGAGCATACGGTTCGGTTATCGGAACAAGAGCGAAAACAGTACGACACGTTAAAGCGCGATATGGTTCTGAAACTGAACCCCGACACGATTGACGCCGTAAACGCCGCCGCTTTGAGCGGAAAGCTCTGCCAAATGGCGAACGGCGCGGTCTACGGCGACGACAGCAAGGCGGTTCATATCCACAACCGCAAACTTGACGCTTTGGAGGACTTAATTGAAGCAGCCAACGGCAAGCCGGTGTTAGTGGCGTACTGGTTCAGGCACGATTTGGGGCGGATTCAGAAACGGTTCGATGTCGTGAAATTGGACACCGCCGAGAGCATAAAGCGTTGGAACAACGGCGAAATCCCGATAGCCGTCATTCATCCCGCAAGTGCCGGACACGGGCTTAATCTTCAAAGCGGCGGTTCGACCTTGATATGGTTCGGTCTGACGTGGAGTTTGGAACTGTATCAGCAGACCAATGCCCGTCTATGGCGGCAAGGGCAAAAGAACACGGTAGTTATTCAACATATCGTCACGACGGGTACGATTGACGAAGATGTACTGAAAGCTCTGACCGAAAAAGGCGTAACACAAAACAGGCTTATTGAAGCCGTAAAAGCCAATCTATGAAAATCTACGGAGTCAAAATGTGCCAATCCGAGCGGAACTTAAAAATAATCGGAGGGTATCATTATGAGCGAAAAAATAAGATGTTCGGACTGCAAGTACGTCCGGGAGGACGAAAAAATGTCCGAAAAATCGTGGACTGCCTACGAATGCGGAAACCCCGCAAGCGAGTACCACAAGTCGTTATTAAACGTCACGCCGAACGGCGACAAGCAGTCGCGGGTTAGTTGGAGCGGTTGCGAGTACGGAAAGCGAGGTGCGCGTTATGACGACTAAAGAATGGCTTAACCGCGCTTGGCGCATAGACAAAATGGTCAACGCCAAGTTCGAGCAATTGCAGTCGCTGCGTGACCTTGCCACAAAGGCGACTTCCACCATATCAGACGTGCCGCCGAGCGGGACACGCAACGTCCACCGAATGGAGGACATCATCGCAAAGCTGATTGATATGGAAAACGAGGTCAACACCGAGATTGAGGTGCTTGTGGACATCAAAGCCGACATCAAGACCGCTATCAATGGCGTTGAGAACGAGGACTACAGGACTTTGCTTGAACTGCGGTACTTATGTTTCAAGCCGTGGGAGGAGATTGCAACGGCGTTACGGTATAGCAATGACCACATATTCTATCTCCACCGCAAAGCCCTCGCCAAAATCAACTTAACAGTTCAGGTTGTGGAATAACAGTCGAGGGTTATGTTATCATTATAATAGCGAAAATATGAGAGCCGCCCGGGGAAACCGTGGCGGCTTTTGTTATGCCCTGAAACGGAGGCGACTGCCGTGCCATACAAACCGAAACATCCGTGTGCTTACGGCGGTTGCCGCGAGCTTACATACGAGCGTTACTGCGAACAGCATCGCAAGGACGAAGCCAAGCGATACAACAAATACGACCGTGACCCCGCCACCGAAAAGCGGTACGGCGGCGAATGGAAACGTATCAGCCGAGCCTACCGCAAAGCGCACCCGCTCTGCGAACTGTGCCTTGTTGACGGATGGCTTGTTCCCGCTGCACTCGTCCACCACAAGCGCAAGCTGACGGACGACCCGAGCCGGGCTGGCAGCGGCTCGAACGACCGGGAGAACCTGCAAGCGTTGTGTCAGGAGTGCCATTCACGGCTTCACGCCGAGCAAGGCGACTACTTTTGAATGTTTGATTGTTTGAATACCGTAGGGGGTAATCAAAAAGGCGGGGCTTTGGGAGCGGCAGCGCGTTCGGCCTTTCGTGTGAATTTCCCCCCTTATCAAAAACTTTTACGGGAGGTGACAGATTATGCCGAGCGGAGGAAAAAGACCCGGCGCGGGAAGACCGCGCAAACCGCTGACAACGAAGATTAAAGAGGGAATCGGCGTAGTCAGCCACAAGAAGCCCAAAGTGCTGGACTTCCCCGACGCGGACGATAAATCAAAAATCAAAGAATCAAAAAATAATCAAAAATCAAAAACGGATACGTTGCCCTCGTTCCTCGATATGGTGAGCAAGGAGGGCGGCGATAATTTGCCGTGCGCAACTGAGATTTATTTGCAGACTCTCGAATGGATAACGTCGGCGGGCTGTGAACGCTTTGTACCAAAACAGCTTATCGAGGATTTCGCTTTCACCCGCCGCTCGTATCTCGAAAGCGAGTATATGAACAAGAAACTCGGTCGTGTTATGACGGGCGGCAAGGCGTCGCCCTATGTGCGCTCGTCGCTCGAATACCTCAAAGCGACCACCACGCTCTATCGGGAAATATGGTCGATTGTGGCACAGAACTCCACGACCGACTTCGGCGGCAACAAGGGCAACGCATTCTTGGATTTATTAACAAATAGGGGGTTTTAGCGTATGCAATCAACAGAACGCTTTGAAAAAGTAAACGTCGACAGGCTCGTGCCGTATGCGCGGAATGCCCGTACTCACAGCAAGGAGCAGATTTTACAACTCCGCTCAAGTCTGCGGGAGTTCGGCTTTGTGAATCCCATAATCTGCGACAAGGACTTGAACATCATAGCCGGACACGGCAGAGTGCTTGCGGCGAAAGCCGAAGGCTTAACCGAAGTACCGTGCGTGTTTGCGGAGCATTTAACCGACGCGCAGAAAAAAGCATATATCCTCGCCGACAACCGACTTGCCCTTAACGCGGGTTGGGACGATGCGTTACTCGCTCTCGAATTCGGCGAGTTGAAAGATATGGGGTTTGACCTCGAACTGACTGGTTTTGACCCCGGCGAGATAGAAAAGCTGTTCGCCGCCGAAAACGGCGA